GTTATTTTCTCTAACTACTGAAAGTAATTTGCCTGCTACTGTTGTACCAGAATTATTAGAAACAAGTGTTTCTGTTGCAAATTTAAACGCTTCATCAGGCTTTATATTAATTATTTTATTAATTAAATCCTTAACTCCATCTGTAAGAAACGTAGTTATTTCAGTAGTTGTTGGAGTAGTTCCTGTAGATATAGAAGTTATACCTTCTATTTGTGCTTGAAAAGTAGCCATTATTTACAAGCTACAAGTATTTCAATATCGCATGCTGCAGTATCTGCATAAGCAGTAACATTAACTAAATCAGCAAATGTATTTGCAGCTAAATCAGCTCCACCATCTTGAGCATCCATAGTGTCTACTACACCACCAGCTAAATCTCCATTGTAAATAAAAGATTGACCTTTGTCTAATTTTACTCCAAATTCATCATTATTTTCATTTTTAAATATTAATCCAACATGGTTGGTGTCATCTTTATTTGTAATTCTAATATACAAAACATCGCTTTCAATAAATGTTCCAGTTGTAACAGCTGTGCTAAAAGCTAATATTTCTACTTCTGAATTAGGTACACTAACTATCCTTTTATATATTTCATCTATATTAGAAATAGATAACGTATTAGTTGCTCCTTGTTGAGAACCATTTAAGCTTACACTTTCTGTTAAAGTAACAGTCATTGTTGCATTACTTATTGTTGTTGTCATTTAATTTAAACTCCTTAATTAGGAGCCTACCTCTCTTTTTGGAGAAACAACCAAGAAGAAAGGCAGACTCATTATTTATTTACGGTATTCTATTAGCCACTAAATGGTGTTGCCGCTGTTCCGTTTGTGCCAGATACACTGCCCCAAACAACCCAACCTACACCAACGACTGCTCTGCAATTAACCTCAGAACCTAATAATCCACCAGTAGTTGTACCATTCATAGTAATGATATTATTACTAGTACCATTAGCTGCAAAACCATCATCAGCATCTATTTGATGTACTGCTAAAGTTCCTTGATAATAATTACCAGAAGAATCATTAGAAGTAATAGTTATATCAGCACCAGCATCAACTGCCATAATGAATTTATATTCTAAACCATTAAGCTCGTCTGTAATAGCAGGAAGTACTATTGCACATGCATCTGCATCTGCTATATGTATTACTCCACCTTCAGAACCGTCTAAAGTAACGCCAGCAGCGATTTTCAAATATCCTTTACTTTGAACTACACCACCTAAAACATTACCATCTTTTTCTTGTCCATACATTGGAATTGCCATAATTAACCTCCTTATGTCCAGATAGCATGAGATTCAGCCATTGACCACTCCATGCCACCTTCAGTTAGAATTAAATCTACTCTACGGTCAACCCCTGAGTTCTCTAAAGTTTGAACTCCTACGTAGACTGAAGTGTCTCTGTTAATGCCATTACCTACTAATGGTCTATATGCACAGTTTTTCATATTAATACCAAGCATTTTAACTTGAGTACCGTCTAAGTGAATATTTCTTGCAACATTCATATCACCATAAGGTGTTGAGAATGTAGTAATATCTACTCCAAAGACTTTCTTTTTGCCAGTTAAAGCAAAATCAGCTGTGTACATAGCACCTCTATTATCAGTAGCATTACCTAATGATAAATTGTTATGCATGTATCCACCTAATTTGTGCATCCAGTTATAAACTGCTGTACTAACAAAAAATACTGTAGCAGCACTATTGTTATATCTTGGGTCAACATAGTTAGACATATCATCTAAAAAGCTATCAGCTGTTTTACTAGCTGTATCTAAACTAAATGCATTACCATATTGAGTGATATAATCAAGAGCACCTTGAGTATAGTTTATTCCATTAGTTGAATCTTCGTATTGAGACCCAAATAATAATGATGTTTCAATATCATACTTATGTTCTACTAACTTTTCTCTCCAGACTCTAGCCCATTCATTAGCATCATATTTTAATGAAGTTGCTCTAGCTGTGTTAGTCATAGCACATGAAGTTTTCCATATTTGAGTTACACCATGATTGCTTGAGTAAGGTTGGTCTACCCATGTTTCAGGATATCCACTTCCTTCTTTAAAAGCACTGCCAACAACATATGTTCTAGCTTGCTCTAGGTTACCAGTTGCGTCAGTTCCGATAGATTTATCAGCAACTACTTCATCATCGTCAGCATTACCTGGACTAAAAGCATCTGTCCACCAACCAGCGTAATCAACATAAGATGAATCTGATGCTTTAACAACTTCGCAAGTTACAAGAGCAGGATATTTAGAATCGATAGCTGCACCACCTTGTGGCGAAGTATCAACTTCTTTTATTCTGCATAACATATAACTTTTACCCCATGTAGCACCAGAATTTTGGTCTGCTTGCATAGTAGGTATTTTTATTACTTGACCAGGAAGAAAAAATTGTGGTGTAGTACCACTAACACCTACATCAATTTTCGAACTAGTATTTCCGTACACGTTTTGTACATTTCCCTGGTAATTATAATCACTCGCCATATATAATTTTAGAGTATCACCAGCTACTACATTTGTCCCTGTTCCGCCATCATTATATGCTTCTAAAATAGCATTACCAAAATCGTCAGCACCATCGCTTCCGATATATCCCATTACATAAGCATATCTTTTATGGAAAGAACTTCTCTTTTCAGTAAATTTGAACTGAGGGTCATCAGTAGGTTTTTTTGCCACTTTACTTACAAAGCGGAAAAAAGGGTCTTGTGCAATTGATAATTCTGATACTCTGTCACCAAAATTGTACTTTCTTCTTACATCACCTGTAGCAAGATTAGTACTGGTTCCAGGACCACGACCATCAAAAGCAGAAACAGTTAAGTCTGTATTAGGCGTAATAACGCTTAAATAATCTTTAGCCATTAGACCGTCTCCTTCTAATTAACTCTCTATCAGCTGTGCCTAAGCACCTTCAAGTAGAGTATATTAATTTGGAATAAGTCTATTACCGATGAATAGATTCTTATCCAAACATGTCATCTAGGCCACCATCAAGTCCTTTTAAAGCATCGAAGATGTCATCATCTCCATTAGATACTTGACCTTGACTGTTGGCACCACTTTGGCTTACTGGAATATCACGAACATTCTTCATCTGATTAAGCATATCTTCTTTTGTTGCATTAGCAACATTTTGGTTAACCTTTCCTTTATTAACAATCATGTACATATCGTCAAATGTCATTCCTTCTGTTTGAAACTTGTGTTGAGCTTCTTGAACAAAATTCTTAAACTCTTGAGCAGTTAGTCCATTTCTTTGCATAAATTCAGCAGCATTACTTTGCAATCCAGCTTTATAATCAGCCTGTGCTTTTGCTCTTTCTTGAACAGCAACAGTTTCATTAACCCTTCTTGCAGCAACACCATCAACCATTTGATGAAATGCTTTAGCAGAATCAGAGTCAGGTTTATTTACAACATCATCCATATCAAATTCAAAGTTATCATCTAACTTTAATTGTTCTTTGATATTTTTTGGGACAGAGCCCCCATCTTGTAAGTAATCTCTAACGTGATTTACTAAGCCGCTATCTTTTTTCATCGCTTCTAACACAGGAACGTAAGGTTGCAACTCATTGAGTTGGGCTCGCATTCTTTGAGCTTCACGACTGGAATCACTATAGCGTTTCTTTAATGTGTCTAATTCAGACATTTCAGAACCTTGTGATACCTGTTGCCCAGCATGTTCTACTTTATTAGGGCTCTGCTGAACAGAGGTTGCCTCATTTTGAACATTTTGTGCATTATCATCTTGAATACCGCTATTAACGTTATTTTCAAGAGATGTGAAGAAGTCATCACTATCGGAGCCGAATACAGTATCTTCTACTGAATTTGGGTTACCTTGAGTATTTTCTTCCATATTTATTTCTCCTTAATTTAAATATTTAATTTAATTCTAAAAATTTCTATTTTGCAAATCATTATTTTCTTTTTGCATTTTTTCTTTTTCTTGAACTGCAGGTTTGTTTTCAGTATCTAAAACCTTTCTCAAATGTTTCATTTGTGCTTTAGTTTCAAGTTCTTCTTTTACAATATTGCTTCTTGAGTCATGTGTCTGCTTACTAATTTCAACAGATTGTTGCATAACTTTGTTTTTAATACCAGCTTGTACTAGCTGTCTTTGCAATGTTTCTACAGTTCCAGATAAATCTTTTATTTGGTCTTCTTGAGATTGTAATTGAGATTGTTGCTGTGCTACTACAGATTTACGTTGAGCAATACTTTCTTTATTTCTTACATCTGTTTCAGCAAGAACAGCTATGTCATCTACAACTCCTAATCTCATTAATTCTTTTAATTCTGATAAATAAGCCCATCTATTAACAGGCAATGTAGAACCTGATACTATTCTAACATCAAATTTAGCAGATTCATAGTCTCTCCATTTTCCTATAACTCTTCCCAAGTCATTATACATTGGAACATTTATTTCGATATTTTTTTCTTCTTGCAATGCATTTGGCTGCACTATTCTAAATACTTTATGTGCTGTATACACACCTTGTGAATATTGTTTTATTATTTCTCCTAATTGTTTTAATCCAGGTTCAATACAATGTTTTAACCAATATTTAACTCTTCTAGTTCCATATTCATCCATAGCTAACATACCTTTATAAGGCATTTCTCTTGTAGCTCCTGTATCTCCTTGCATAGAAGAATATATACCAGCTAAGTATTCCATATCTTGTTTACCAGTTTGAGTTAAACTAAAAAATGCATTATTTAACTGAAATGGTTGTACTGGAGTAGGAGGTGTATATCCTTGCCTCATAGGTAATAAAGCCCCAGGTGCTGATGAATATTTTTCCCAATAGTCTGTATCAATACTACCTTCTTCATACATCCATCTTAATGATGAACCAAGAGAAGCATTATGTATCATAAGTTGATGTGCTTTATTCATTTCTCTTTGTTTTCCAATTAAAGGAGAAACTGCACTCATAGGAAAAGGTGTACCTGTCCATTTATAATGAAACGGAACTATAGGATAATCTTCTATTGGTAGATATTTTTCATATAACATTTTATCTCCAACTACACAACATAGCTTTATAACAGTTTTATGAAATTTTATATTATCTACAAGATTTTTTTCAAATGTTTTATCCTTTAATAATAAATTAAATTCTTTTTCCGAAACAACTGTATTATCCATTTTAGAATATTCTTCTTGCAATCTATGTTCTATTTCTACAGCATATGATTGTAATTGATTAGCCATCATATCTTCTTCTTTAGTCATTTCTAATTGCATTCTTTCTGGTAACATTTCTCCAGCTTCAACAGCCTGTTCCATTTGTAATGATTTTTCTTTTAAAGAAACTTCCATTTCAATTCTCATTTTTTCAACTTCCATTGCAGCCATATTTTTTATTTCTTGAATTTTAGCTTCATCTGGTGGAATTTTATAAAATACATTCATATAAGCTACTTTTTCTTTTTCATAAAGTTCGTAAAATTCTACTAACTCATTTTCTTTCTGACTATATATAGAATTATTAGAATCCATATCTTTATAATGAAAATCAGCTTGCTCATTGTCTATAGTTTTTTCTGAATAATTATCATAAGATTCTTGATTAGAAGATGCTGCCATGATTTTTCTCTTGCTATCAGGGAACAATTGGACTAGGTGTCCTTTGGGAAGTATTTTGCGGATGAGTACGTAGGCAGCATCTCTAAATAAAATATCTCTTGATTTATTATCAACATAAATATCAAATGGGTCTGGTTGTTGTATAGATATTTCTCCCATGCCTCTATCAGCATCAGGGTCTACAGTAACAAGCAAATAACCTAAAGATTTAGTAACAGCATCATTAACAGCATTTGAAAGCAACGTATCTCCATTAGAATAGTTCCATATATAATCTGCTATATCTGAAAATACAGCTGCTACATCAGTATCATCTCCAGTTATTCCAACAGCTTGCCATCTTGGTTTATTTGCTGTAGCATAAAAATTTAACATTTCTACAACAGGTGTTATTCTATTAATTGTAAATGTAGGCATTCCTTGTTCTTGCAAAGAAACTTTTTCTTCATGACTTAATTGATTATCATTTGCAAAATCAAATCCTTTTTGATTTATATATTCCCATTGAACTCTATTATCAGTTTTAGAAAACTCATATATTTGTTTTACTTTTTCTGCAACTTTATCTTTTCTTTTAGCCAAGTTTAAACTCCTGCTTTGTATTTATTATTTGCTTTTTTAATATTATTAGATTTTTTTATTTTTTTAGAATATTTTCTTCTAACATTTCCTGTAGATAACGAACTATTATCTTTAACACTTAAATCTTTTGTTGTTATAACTGATTTACTCACTACTCTTCTAACTTTTCTAATTCAGGCATATTGCCATATGTATTTTGAAATGTTTCTTCAAATCCTTCATTCATATACTGTTGTTTAAACTCTTCATCAGTTAAATGTAAAGGAGGAAGTTGATTTGTTACAGGGTCTTGAGCAGCCATCTTAGAAGCTAATTTTTCAGAACCCATCTCGATAGCGTTGCCTACAGTTTCTCCAAATTTACTAACCATTTCTATTGCAGGTTTTACAACTCTTCTATATCCTACACTTTCACCAAATATATCTCCAACTCTTTTCATTTGTTTTAAATTAGTCATAACAATATTATCTAATATTTCTAAAGATTCATCATAAAGAGATTCTCCTAAAGGTCTATCATTGTTAGCCATATCTTTTACTGCATCAATAACAGCGTTACCACTATTTAATCCTGTAAAATTTAAATTACTTTTTGAAGCATCATGTAGTTTTTCTAAATAACTACTATCAATACTTGCAAATTCATGATTTAAATCCTTTAAAAGATTTGCAGATGATTCAGAATCAAAGGTTGCATTAGAATTATATTTTTCAAAATTGTCAGCAATTTGTTGAGTTTTTAAAGCTTGGTCTGCTGTAAAAGCTTGAAAGTCACTTACAGATTTTGAACTCATATCTATATCTGTACTTGAAGGAAGCTCTATTGTTCTAGCAAAATTCATAGCTCTGCTACCATCAACATTTTTCATACCACTAACAGCTCCTCTTTCAGAAGCTAAATCTACCATTGCTTTTTGATATAAAGATTGTTCAGGATTGCTATAATCTATATTAACTTCACCTGAATCATTTAGTTGTGCTTCACTATCTGGCCAGCCGCTAGTAGTTTTAAAATTTCCAGTAATAAATTTTGCAATTTCCTGATTAGATATTTGATTAATAGGTTTACCTAATATTCTTTCCATATCATTTGGTGTTAATTGTCTTTTATTTAATAAATAATCATTTAATTCTTCAGGTTTTAATTCTCTCATATTTCTACTAGCAGGATTTACTGAAAAATAACTCCCATCTTGTTCCATTACTTGATTAGCCATAATTACTCCTTTAAGCTATAACCCAAGATTTAACTTGAGGCTTTTTTTTATAAAATCTTCCCTTCTTTTCTTCTTTGATTCCAATCGGTGGATTAGCATACTTACATGCATAAGCTAAAGCATCTATTGCATCATCATGTCCCATACGAGGGCCGAAGGTTATTATTTCGTGCTCTAAGTCATACTGTTCTTTTTTAAGATGTATCTGACCTATTGCAAATCTTTGTGCTAGTATCTCTTGTATTCTATCTCTTTTACTCATTCGAGTTCCAGGTTTCTCTTCTTTAAATCTAACACTAAAATCGTTTCTCCTTCTAGTTTCTGCTCTAAGAGCCTGAAATACAGGTTTAGACATTGTCGTATCTTCTACTACAAATAAACTGGGATGGTATATTGAAGAATAATCAAACATGTAATCTACTATGCCTTTATTCCTCTCTCCTGGTATTCCTAAAACAGGTATACCTCTTTTTCTCAGATAGTCTAAAACGTATATGTTATTATCTGCATCCACCCCAATTGCAAGTAACACACTATAGTCAGCATCTCTTCTTTGACTATCTGTCGCTGGGTCGACTCCAACAAAAACATTTATAGGCTTTAATTCTCCATCTATGTTTACAAAACATAAATCTGATTCTTCTTCATAGCTAAATAAGCCTTCCCAGTATTTTATATGATTTCTTGTAAATATTGAATCATCAGCACTTTGAACTTCCATCATATATTCTTGGTAAAATTTATATGGCTGTCCAGAATCAGCATAAAACTTTTTCTTTCTTTCCATTTCTTTTTTACCAAACCAACTATTCCATAACATAGTTCCGTCTGACAATATTGCTTTTTTAAGGACTACATCCCAAGAAAATTCTTTACTCTCTTTAACAGATTTTTCATAGTTGACGATGAGATTATTGATGAAACTATCATAATGCACAGGTGTACCGTTAATACGAAGCCTGCCAGTACCAGGCTCAAGAGCTGGGAAAACCACCGCAGTAATAAGGTTGCTGTTCTTAGCTCTCGCTTCAGGGGTAATTGTGTTATTTTCATCTTCAAAATCATCCAGTATTATTAAATCATATCTTTTATGTAGTTTAGCACCGCCTCTTATTCCTGAAATATTAGACTTGGAAATCAACTTACAATTGTTTTTAGTTTCAACATCTGTTTCTGTCCATTTTGTGCCTTTAAGACTACCAAAATAATACAAAATTCTTTCATTAAATTCCAAATGATATTTTATATAATCCATATTTCCTGTCGCAAGTTTAGCAGTTGCAGACACCCAGCCATAGAACAAAGGTTCTTTTGTAAAACAAAAAGATTGCAATATATCGCATTTAGTTAGTACAGTCTTACCATGACCCCTAGGCAATATAATAGCTGTTTGTCTTTTTTCTTTATCTGTAATAGTATCGGCAATCTCATAATGAAATGGAGGAGTTTCAGAACGCATAAAATCGTCTTGAAGAAATAGTTTACCAAATGCAATTAAATCTTTACTTGCTAATAATAAAGCTTCCTCCTCCTTAGATACATTATGAAAATTGACGTTAGCCACTAGTATTTCTTTTTAGTGCTTTTAGTTTTTTTAGTCATTTTCTTACCAGTTCTTTTAGCGTACTTCTTAGCAGCAGCTTTACCTTTCTTTGTATAAGAAAACTTTTTACCTCCAACTTTTGGCATAATCACCTCCTATTTTTTTTTCTTTTTACTTTTTTTCCAGCCTTGCTTCATATTAGCATAAGCTTTTTTAGATATAGTTGTATTCTTTTTAGAACGACTAATACCTTTTTTCTTTCTTCTATTTATATTTTTTACTAAAGACATTATATCTCCTTATAACTATTTCACCATCAAATCTATCTATTATTAACTGCATATAATCATCTCTCCAAAATTTACAACCTTTATTAATTATATTGTTAGGAACTTTTTTAGGAGCATCCCACCAATTGCATAAATTATTTTTATAAAGAGCACAATCTAAACAATTATTCTGACTCAATTTCTTTAGGCCTTTCAGCTTCTTCAATCATTTTATCAGTTAGTCCTTGAAATGCAATACCTGTTACTTGTTGTACTTTAGCAGATGTTTTATCTTCAAGGTCCATAATATCAGATAGTTTAAATAAAGCTTTTAATCTAGTATCATCTTTCTCACTAGTTTGAGCTACTATTTTAATATTTTCTAATACAAACTTTTCATCAATATCAAGTTCTTCTAATATAGGTTTTAGTTCTTCTTTCACAGCAGTTTTTACCCTCTCTGTTTTAATTAAATTTACAGCTTTCATTCTAGCATATCTTTTATTATTTGTAGGAAAGGCTTTAACATAAGCATTTTCTGGAGATAAGCCTTGAGAGATATATTGAACAAATAACTCTTCATTAGCAGTCATATCTCTTCTATTTTCTACAACCTGTTCAGGCGTAGCATTTCCACTAAAGGAATAAATATTAATTCTTTTACTTGTATCCATTTTAATATTATCAGATACAGGAAATGTGCCTGTGCATGTTCCTACATATAATTGCTTACCATTCTTTCTAAGCATACTACCTTTTCTAAGTATTTGAATAATGCATTCATCATCACTTAACACCCAATCTCCTACATTAGCTTTACGCCAATTATCTAAAACTTTAATGTCAGGATGTACTTCTTGTATAGTATCATAAACTATATGCTTTATATTTTTTACTTTATAATTTCTCATGATTCAGCAACTTCATATAAACAATCAAATAGTTTTAAAGTTTCTTCATCCCAGTATTCTTCTATATAATCAAAGTTAGTATTTATAGGTCCAGCGTTTGAATCTTTTACTATAGACTCTGATATATACTCAATAACACCATTGTCTTCATTATAAGCAATTTCAAGTTTATATATATAAAGTTTATCGTCAGAAACTTTTTTTTCTTTATCTGATTTCTTTTTATTAGCCATGATTAAATATAATTAATTGTGAACAAATTCCCAAATAAATTTGTGAACTACCTAAATAAAAGCTACATGCAAATCAGTGAGTACGCAATGTTGACTGTCAACGTGCATCATAACTTCCATTTAGATAGACTCCTCCCCCTGTGTCTAAAAACTTTAATTTTAAATTTCTCTAAGGCCAGTACTCTAAGGACCCATACCTAAGTTTATATTAAAACAATTTGTGGAACTATTGGGGACAAACTCTTAACCCTATATGGAGAGCAACCCAACTTCTGAACCTTAAAGCAGAACGATTTGCACGTGTACTTAAAGGCTGATATATTATAAAATTTCTAACATGTTCCGTAAATAACTTACTGTAGCTTAATTCCAAATGCAAGAAAAAAAGGTTAACTTTCAAAAATTATAGGATTTTAGTGGAGACCCTATAATTGTAAGGGGGACCCTATGAAAACCTTTTTCTATATGCAGAATTAGGTTATTTTTCAATTCAAATAGGTATCAAAAAATGGAAACAAACATTCAAATATTCAAATGCTACTTCAAACTTATCACGTGGAACAATGGCACCGAGTCTTGCTACGCTTATACTACAACGCCTAGCTACTCTTGCACATTCAAGCTGAACGGAGAAACACATACTTCAAACATCAGCGTCAGAATGCCCAATGCTGAGAAGAACAAGAACGCACCTCAGATTACCAAATGGCTGAGTGATGAGCAAGGCAAAGCTTATCCCAAAGACATAGCTGATTTACATAGACAGGAATATGGCGACATAGCTTATTTCAAATATGATACTGAGCAAATGCGTTTTGAGCTTATCAACCAAGGAGAGTACGATGCTCTTACGGCTGAACAACAAGCTACTCTTGGCTCTAGCACACACGCTTTCGTCTAGTATCGGCAACTTTCAAGGCATAGTTATCTTCGCAGGTAGCTATGCTTTGCAACGTTCCATTACTATAAAACAGACACACATTATATAAATAAACAGCACCTAAACAATTAAAGGAGATTTCTATGTTCATTAAAGAATTCAAATCATTGTATAAGCTCTATACTGATATCATTTTACACGTAATATTTATGGCCTGTGTAATATGTATAGTCATACTTTCTTTCAAGGTAATTAACTATATTTATTTCATAGCTCTATAACAAACAATTAAGGCTTATATCTCATAAGGATAACAAAACTATGGAGATATTAAATGAAACGTTTTAATGTTTCTGCTGTCATTAGTTATGGCAAACATAACACTACTGCTGAAGTAATAGTAAGCAATAGGACTAAGCATCTACGTTTAGTTAATGGCAAGTGGAAATGTAACAATGGACACATTTATATTCTACCTCAGTAGGGTATAAGCCAGGGGGTTTGCATACACCTTCTCACCCAAGTATGCAACAAATTTAGAATTAAACTTGACTATATACACAACATAACAAAAACCCATTGGTTGCGGGCCTAGCGTCAAACCTAGTGATGATGTAAAAGGAATAAGTAATGGCGATTATTTATTCTCCTATCCAAACCTACAGGCATCTTGAAAGATATTTTGTGTAATGTTAGTCACGAGAGTAAGATAACGAGGAACTAGGAGAGGAGGTGTCTCAATGGAGACGTGTAGTTATCTTATTCGTTTAATATAATTTGGGAGTTGAGAGAAGATACCGTAAGGTCTTACGAGGGTCTAGCTGTCTTATATGCAGCTAATAGACATATCACGCTGCCTTAGCATTTATGTCTCCTTTTGCCCTGTTTGAGACTCCCATTAATTTAAAATAACGGAGGTGAAGTATGAAAAACGATATAACTATATCATCTAACCCTGATTGTACTTACTGTGGTGGTGATGATGTAATAATAGATGTAGAACCTTGTCCTCTATGTTTACCTGAATATAAGGTGACATAGATAGTTAACAATGTCTTAAATGTATTGGTTCAGAATAATACTGCCTATTGGGTGGGTAGTTAGTCTTTTAGAATCCGAGGCTAGCTACCTTCCTAAACATTTATATACTAAATAAAAGGAGCGTTCCATATGCAAGAAGAAATAGATGCGTATTTACAATCACTACTAGATATTACTGGTAACAATTATGCTCAAGCTGCATACATAGTATGTCAAGAGATAGAGGTTAAAAGTAATAGACCCACAACACAATACAACAATTGATTGCAAAACGCATGGCAAAGGGGAGGGAGTAGAATCATCTTCCTCCTTCCCTTTATATAAAAATTTAATAATAAGGAGATAAAAATGTCTGATAAAACGTCTAAAGAAAGAGAAATATGTTCATGGCCAAAGCATAGTATGCCAACACAACTATCATTTCAAGAAGATTTATGTAATTGGTGGATAGGTTATGCTTGTAGAGAAGAAGACTATAAAACAGTAAACGATGTAATAAATGCTGCAACGAGATTAAGTGATTATGTAATACATGACCCTGAAGATGGTTATGGATTTACTAAAGAATTAACTCCAGAAAGCAGATATGAAATAATTAGTGAAGTTCTTAGAAAGATAGTAAATAGTTTAATTGAAATAGAAAGAAAAAAGGAGAGAATATAATGTATTTAGATGAAACAATATTGCAAAGTAGAACAGCTGTAAAACTGGTTAGAGTACTAGATGAAGTTTTTAATTGGGTTGAGCCAGTAGATGAGGAAGAATTTGGCAGCGAAGAATATGAAAAATTAAAAAAAGATGTAGAATTAATAAAGCATCTATCTGCTAAAGCAGTAAGAAAAAGAAGTTTTAAATAATTGAGTGTGATTAGCGTCACATAAAATAGTTATTGGGTGGACAAATTACTCACGTAGATAAACGTTGGCTGTCCTAGGCGGCCATAGAGCTCTTCTCAGGTCAATGCCACAAGTCCTAATAACAGGATGAACTTACTATATCAGCTTATTTATAAGCGAGAACACTGGTAAGCAGTCTTTAAGCCTAGATATAGGCAAACCACAGTTGATTCCTTCTTAGACTGGCTGTGGACTAGAATTATATATGCCCTGTGAGTCTCACGTGAGTATGAGCAAAGTAGTAAAGACTGCAGAAAACTTAATGCTACTAACGCAACACAACTACCGAGCAAGGGCTTAAATAAGCCGAGGGAGTGGGTGTTATATGCTTGAATAACATAAAAAGGTCACTCCCCAGTTTTATATAATTACAAGTATGTAACTAGTTTAGTAGCAGTCCTGAGAAGTTACACTAAGTTTATTCCAGGAACTCATAATTGTTCGCACAAGGTATGAGCACTACTATTAAACGAAAAAAAAGCTTGTATAATTGAGAGCCAATAACTGGTCCTATAAGTCCTATTCGAGGGAAAGTAGTGCGGATAGAGAGAACTTAGGTTCTGCGAGGGAATGGTGCAAATCCATCGTGTAGACTAGGCAAAGGAATATGTGAGGCTCTCATAATTTTAAATTTACAGGTTATTAATGTAATATACTCTAGACCCTGTAATCGTGGCGACTTCGTGTAGTCGTAATTAGAAATCAATTAGTCGGATAATGGATTACTAATGTCAATCTATAAACTGAGGAGATGGAGGGAGATATTATCCTTAGCAATAGCTAGGTATGAATAATAATATCGAGGAAAAAGTGTAGGTTTATATAATATAATTAAATAAGGAGAAGTTATGTTAGAAGATATGGATAAAATAAAAGATGTAGTATTATTATTTGACCAAGTATGGGCTAATGAAGATAGAATAGGTGAAAAAGATTTTATTAGATTTATAAAAAGATTGAATAGAGATTTAACATCAGAACAAAGATTTGTAGTATTAACAATAACAATAAATGCTTTAAGGGGGAATAAATAATGCAAGATAAAAAAGTGTTTTGGTTAGACGGATTTAATGGTGCCGCTAAAGGTGGTGCTATGTATAGAAGTAGAATACATCTTGATATAGATGAGTTTGAATCTAAATTTAAAGAAAAAGTAGTAGCAATAAGTTTAAAGCATGATGAAGGCAAACCTTCTTGGACTATTGAATTTATAACAGACGCTACTGATGAATTAGAACAGATGAAAGGATTATCAAATGTTGAGTAATTGTTGTGAAGCTCCTCCATTAGACGAAACATTTAGTGGAGGGGATGTCACATTAGGAAGATGTAGTGAGTGTAAAGAAGGTGCAGTATTTAAAGGAGAAAATAATGAGTCAAAAATATATATTAGGAAAATTAAATAAAGATAAAAGTTCTTATAATTTAAAAGATTGGGAAGAAGTACCTGATGAAGATTTATGGCAAGATGGTGAAATAAAATATCCTGAAATAAAAGATATTATATATCATCAAGTAATTAAACAAGGTGTTTGGAAAATAATAAGGAGAAAAGATGGTTAAAGTAAATGGTAAAGAATATGATTTAAGTAATGAAAAACAACAAACTGAATACTGGAATGAAATAGCTAAAAATACTTTACTTGGCAGAAGAATATTAAAAGTAGAGTATATGTCTAATAAAGAATGTAATAATTACGATTGGTATAAAAGACCTATTACTTTTATATTAGATAATGGAACAAGAGTTATAGCTATGCAAGATGATGAAGGTAATGACGGTGGTGTTTTAACTTGTCTAACAGAAAGCAAGGAAGAAGTATTACCTGTGTTAGGAGTTAAAAATGGGTAGAGTTAAAGCTTTCTTTGAAGATATTATAAAAGGTATGAGCTTTGATGAAGCAGAATATCACTTTCTTAATTCTAAAAAGAAAAAAAAGAAAAAAGTAATTTATAAAAATAAAGTTAAAGGAGAAAATAATGGGAATGGACGTATCAGGAATAAATCCAAAAGTAAACGCATCAATAAATGATTTTCCAACATTAAAGAAAATAAAAGAAATGAGAACAAGTGACGAAGGTTGGGAAAAAAGTATGAAATTACTTGAAAATGACAAATTTTCAGATAAATACTGGGCAGAAGATAAAGAATACAATGATATTAATTGTGGTGTGTATTTCCGTAATAATTGTTGGTGGTGGAGACCATTATGGAATTATTGTTATACAATAGCAGATGATATAATATCTGAAGATGTATGGGGTAGTGGACATTGTAATGATGGTGCAGGTCTCAATGCAAAAGATGCAAAGAAGTTAGGTAAAAGACTATTACAAAGTATAGAAGATGGTGAGTGTCTTAAATATCAAGCAGCTTATATACAAAATCAAGAAGATTCTGATGATGAATTTGCTAGTTCTTATCCATTTGATATAGATAATGTAAAAGAATTTGCAAAGTTTTGTATACAAAGTGGAGGATTTGAGATATGGTAATGGGAATTGAAAAAAAGTTAGAACAGCTAGATAAAGACCAGTTGGAGACTATATTGCTTAAATTAATTTATACAAATAAAGAAATTAATGTAGGTAATAAGACAAGAAATGAAGTTAATAAAATATGGGAGAAAGAGTTATATGGCTAAAAAACAAAGTAAACAAGAAAAAGTATTAATGTATCTTCAAAATTATGGTTCTATAACACCAATGGATGCTTATGAAATGTTTCATTCTATGAGGCTAGGAGCTATAATTCATACATTAAGACATACTGAACCTTATTATAATATTGAATCAAAGAAAGAAGGTAAAGCAGGTTATGCAAGATATACTTTAAAACCAGGTATTTATCCTGATTATGAGTAATTTCTTGAATAATTGTTGGAGAAATTGTAAATTATAGTGCTATCAAATAAGGAGAAACAAAGATAATGAAAACATTATTAATCGACTTAGAGAATGGCTATAAATCTATTGGGAGTAAAGAAACTATTAAAGAAAAATTTGGGTTACCCTTATTAAACTTTAATGACTTTACTTCCTTTAGAAATTTTATAGGTCAAATCTGGTCACGTAAAAAAGTAGAAAAAGAAGTACAAGTAGGTGGTATATCTGTAAAACAATCAGGCTATGAAATAATAGCTAAAGAGGGTGCAGAGGTAGACTGTATGGTTATAGATACAGCTAGTGAAATGTCTAAGAAATATGCAAGAGAATTAAAAGGCAAAGCTGAACAATTGCAATTAAAGCAATGGGGCAAACTTAAAGATACTCTTGATAATTTCTTTTCATTTACTAATGCTATACCAGCTAATCTTATTGTTAATTGTCATTGTAAAATGCAAGAAGATAATGAGAATGGTGTAATGAGAGTTATGCCATATATCGAAGGGTCTACAAAAGTAGATGTTGGTAAATGGTTTGATTTTGTATTATATACTAAAGTTCGTAAAGCTAAAGATGGTACTCGTGAATATGTATGGGTAACATCAAGAGATGAACATTATTGTCATGCAAAAGATAGAACACAAGAATTACCTGCTGAAATACCACAAGATTATAGTATAATATTCGATGCTGTTAATAAAAAAGGATGGGATACTGCTAAAGTACTTGTGATAGGTGAGCCAGGTAGTGGTAAGACACTTAGTCTAAGAACGTTAACGAAAATAAACTAGGAGAAACTATGGGAATAGTTGTAACTAAAAAAGAAGGTGGTGGATATGATGAAGGTTGGAAAACTGTAACTGTATCTAACGCTGTAAAGGGTGATTTCAATGGCTCTAAATATATTGATTTACACTTTGAAGGATACCCTGAAACTGTAAAATGTCGTGTATGGGAAGCACGTAATAAAGACGGAGAAGAGTTCTCTGTATCTAATATGGTAAGATATATTAATCCAACTGTACTAGAAGAAATGGATAAAGATGGCACTGCTGCTGCTAGTCTTGATGATTCGCCAAATGGTTTAAAAGGTAAATCATTACAAGTGTTATTTTATAAAAAAGCTAATGGCTATTCTGAAATATCACAAAAGGTAGCACCTGCTGTACCATTTGAAAATATAGTAGATAAATTTGACGACAATAGAATTGCTCGTATAAAAGAGTCTGCTGAAAAATACCAAGCTAGAAGAAATGAAGCTAATGGTGTTGTAAGTGAAACAAATACCGAGTCATCAAATGGTGATGTTCCTTGGTAAAATAGTATAAACAATAACTAAAGAGAGTCATAACTCGTCCTGTATAAAAGTCCTAACTACGATAACCTTTTCAGGTGCCCTGTTAGGCAGAGGAACACGTATGGCTCTCTTTATTAACATAAGGGGAAATAATATGATAAGAGAATTTGCTTTCGGATTATCAAATAGACATCACTTCTTCCCAAGTGATAATTCAGTAAAATGGGAAAACGTGGCTAAAGATACATTTCTATCCTTATATGGCTATGATGAAGAGGTAATAGAATACTTTAATGAAAAGAAAACACTATCAGGCTATAATGGTATAATATATCTTCCAAGAGAATTTATGCTTGACGTTGATGGTAGTGAAATTGAAGAAGCTCAAGAAAAAACTATTAAATTAGTTTCTATGCTTAATAATATTGGCGTTCCTAGTAATATTTATTTTAGTGGCAGAGGGTTTCATGTTGGTATTCCAGACAAAGCATTTAAATGGAAACCAGATACAAATCTTCATTTAAAAGTTAAAGATGAGTTAGATAAAAAAGGTATATACAAATATGCTGATGTATCTGTTACTGATAAAACAAGAATAATACGTCTAAACAACACATTAAATAGTAAATCTAAATTGTGGAAGATTTATATAACTAATGAAGAATTACTTGAACTAAATAGTTTAGGTATTAAAGCTTTAGCTAATAAACCAAGACAAATAGAAATACCTGTATTACAATGTGAACCTGTATTTGATGTAACTGTTAGGGAAGTTAAAAAACAAACTATAAAATACAAAGAAACTGTAGGTAAAGAACCTGACCCTATGTTATATCCATGCATACAAACAATGTTAAAGGGTACATCTTATGGTGGTAGACATGCAACTGCTTTACGTCTTGCTGCTTGGTTAAGATGGCGTTATCCAGAAAATATTGTAAGACTTGTAATGGAAGACTGGCGTAAAAGAGTAACTACAAATGAAAATCCATTTAAACAAATAGAAATGGACAGAATAGTTACTGATTGCTATAAAGGTCATAATGGTAGTGGCTATAGATATGGCTGTAATGATAAAATAATGGATAAACATTGTAATTCTACATGCACATTATTTAAATCAAAGAAATCTCAAGGTATAATGTCTGCTAATGATATGGAAGAAAATTTAATTAGCTGGCTTAAAGGAGACGTAGTTCCTATAAATATTGGTAAATTGTATAATGCAGACTTTCCTGTATATCCAGGCGAGTTAGTAGTAATACAAGCTCCACCAAAATCTATGAAAACTATGTTGCTTCAAAATTGGGTTAATTCATTTAAAAGACCTACATACTTTTTAGAGATGGAGATGTCACCAAGACAGATATGGCAACGTTTCATTCAGATAGAACAAGGATGGACTGAAGAACAACTTAAAGAACATTATGCTACTGGTCAGTATAAAATGGCTGATAAATTTAATTGGCTTAATGTTGACTATAATGCATGCTTTGCTATTGAACTAGAAAAGAAAATATCTATGTTACAAGAAAAGCCTGAGATTGTAGTAGTTGACCATATGGGCTTATTACTTTCTAAACATAGAGACTTAAATCTTAAAATGGAAGAAATAGCAGGTGCTTTAACTGAAGTAGCTGTTAAGCATAACATAGTTGTATTTGCTATATCTGAGATTACTAAATCTGCTATGGTAGAGGGTATGGGTGTTTCTTCTTCTAGAGGCTCATTTAGAATAGCATATAATGCAAGTAAAATATTATCACTTAAACCAGACAAAGGTTTAGATGGTAATGTTAAGTCATTACTTGTTACTACAGAAGCTAACAGAGAAAGAGGTGCTTTAAATACATTAATTAAAGTAGATGGTGTTAAAATGTTAAGTGCAAATAGAGGTTAATATGAGTAAAAGAAGTCTAAATGAAATAAGTAGTGATATAATGTTAGTACAAAATAGTTTTGAATTAACTGAACAAGAAATTGATGAACAGTTAGATATACTGCATACTGAACTACATAAAAAAGAAAATGGTGTTTACTGGTTTTATAAGAATATAGATAGTAAGATTGATTTAGCTAAAGAGTATAAAGAAAAAGCTGATATGGTTATTAAAAAGCTTAAATATACTCAAGAAAGCTTAAAAAATCTTGTTATCGAAGCTTATGGAGCTAGTGGACAACTTCCAGCACATGATGATTTCAATCCAATTAAAATAGGTGAAACAGGTAAAGTAGAAATAATAGATGAAAAAAAGATACCTGAAGAATACTATGTTGAAAAGATTGTATTAAAGCTGGATAAAAGAAGGCTACTTGAGGAATTAAAAGAGGGAAAAGATATTCCTGGAGTAGTATTACAAACAAACAAACACGTCAGGGGGTTAAAATGATAAATGCTTATGGAGAAATAAGAAAGGTACCTTTAGATTATCAAGGTATTAAGTCTTCAGCTTATGCTGTACAAAGACAAGAAATGGATAAAAGAAGAGGTCTTGAATGGAAAGAATGTGGAGTAGTAGGTAGTAATTATCTGTTAGTTCCAAATGAAGAAGTAAGAGATATGGCTCTTGAAATAGCTACTAAATCTAAACTTGATTGGAGTGCAATGAAAACATTCTTTGATGGTAAAAGATACATTCATTTCATGCAATCAAAAACTAATACTACAGAAATAGCAGAAGGTGATGATGTTGCACTGGGTATGGGTTTTTGGAATAGTTATGATGGTTCAACAGCTCTACAATTTAGAACGTTCCTCGTAAGATTACTATGTACTAATGGTATGATTACTAAAGATTTTATGAATCTAATGAGGTTCAAGCATAATAAAACATCTGAAGGTTATGAAGATGAGATTATAAACGCTGCTAAAATAGTAGATAACTGTGGAGATGACGTACATGAAGTTACTAGTAGAATGAGAAAAATGGTAGAAACACCAGTTGATTTAAATGAACTAGCTATTTTAAGAAATACTAGTTTAAGTGAATTGCCAGTAACATTATGGGGTAAGATTAGTTCACATTTCTTATGGAAAGAAAGAAATAAAATCTTAAATAATGATACAACATACTGGGATTTCTATAATGCTTGTACTGATGTACTATGGCATGATAAGAAACCAACAATGGCATCATTTGAACATAATCAAAAGATAACAGATAACCTTCTTCAAGTTTTTGCGTAATTTGGAGGAACGCTGAGAGCAGGGGAGAGTTAGGGCATATACTAGCTCTCCCCATTAATTAGGGGAAATAATGAAATTTATACAAAGAAAAACAATGAAAATAAGACCATCTGGTCGTAGTAGTGATTTTATAACACCATCATTTGGCTTTGGATGTTTATATAAATGTGAGTATTGTTATATGAGAAGACATTTACCTAATGGTTTAAATATTGCTACAAACACAGATGCTATAATTGACGAAATACATGCACATTTATGGTTATTACCATGGCCTAAAAAACCTAATCAAACACACGAAAAATATTATACATATGATTTTAGCTGTAATGAAGATTATATATTACATGCAAAGTATCATGAATGGGATTTATTATTTGATTACTTTAAAACAAATGATAAAGCTATGGGTACTGCAGCAACTAAATACGTTAATAAAAAATTACTGGGGTATGATGCTAACAGAAAAATTCGCATAAGGTTTAGCATTATGCCTCAAGTAATATCAGATAAACTAGAACCTAGCACATCTAAAATTATAGATAGAATAAAAGCTGTTAATGATTTTTATGAAGCTGGTTATGATGTTCACCTAAACTATTCGCCTATTGTAGTATATAAAGATTATATAAAAGATTATATAAAATTGTTTAAATTAGTAGACGAAATAGTGGATGAGAGTATTAAAAATAAAGTTAAAGCTGAGTGTATTTACTTAACACATAATGAAAAAATGCATAGTATTAATAGTGAAGATGCAAAAGATTTATTATGGAAGCCAGAAATACAGGAGAAAAAAACTTCTAATTATGGTAATGTAAATATTAGGTACAAATACAAATTAAAAAGAAAATATATAGAAAATTTTATACAAGCACATGATAATGCTTTACCATGGCAAGAAGTTAGATATATATTTTAGGAGGAATAATGGCAAGTAAAAAACCAACAAATAAAGAGATAGTGGCAAAAGTAGAAGTTTTGACTAGGGTTAATAATACCCTAGTTGAAATGATAGAAAATTTAAGTGACTCTTTAAAACAATATATAGAGTTTAAAGGTGATGTAGAAGATTTTCACGAGCATCAAAAAGAAATATTAGAAATAAGAAAAAGAATACAAGGAGAAACAAATGTCAAAGAAAAAATTATCAAATAAAGAAATAACAGAACATCTTAATGCAGTAATACATGATTTGAAATTACTTATAAATCTTTCTCAAGGAACAGCTACAGCATTAACTAGATATATTCAGTTTAAAGGTGATGAGCCTAACTTTAAAAAACATTTAGAGAATTTAGAAAAAAATGATAAATTAAAGGAGAATGATGAAAAAACTGAAAAAAATAAGAAATGATGATGTCGTTAATAAGTTAATAGCGTATCAAAGAAAATTATATGGAGGTAAATCTACTGTCAAATTAGATGATATAAAGGTAGAATGTTCTAAATGCAAAGTTTATTTTTCTCCATCAGTTTATAGAGCTAAAAAACTTATGTCTGTATATGGAGTAATTAATAAATGCAGGGAGTGTGAAAATGATTTGTAGTAACTGTAAATGTAAAATAGAGCAAAAAGAATCATTTGAAAAAATGGCAAATAGAGTTCTTAAAGCTACGAAAAAAAAACTAGAAAGGGAGTCTAATTTTGGCATCCCAGATACTAAGGAGAAACAATGGAAAAAAACAAAGTAAAAAAAACAGCTGCAGATAAGAAACCTGCAAAAAAAGAAATAAATGAGTTAATGGATTTGCAAAACATAGTTATAGGAATGCATAAGAAACTACAGTTAATTGAAACTAGGACAAGTAGTATAGAGTCTTGGGTTAAAAAAGTTAGAACAAGAATAGGAATATAATGCATCTATCTAGAAAATATATTAGAAAAGCTTTTACAGAAATCGGCATTCAATTAAGTGAGAATGCTTTAGATAAATTATCTGAAAAATTGAAAATCGATATAGGTAAATACGCACTTAATGCTAAAGATTTAGGCATTAAACGAATAACAGAAGAAAAAGTTCCAATAATAATAGGAGACTTTAAAGATGGCTTCAATTAGAGACAAAGCAAAAAACCTTGTTGAGTTTGCTAAGTACACAAATGATAATGAACTTGACTCTGTGGTAAAAGAGATTGTAAATTTAGTACAGGAACAAAGACTAGAATTATTAACAGAAGTTTTATCACTAATTAAAAGAGGTGCAAGTGAAACCATCATCCAGGAAAGGAAAAGGCAGGAGGCTGCAAAACTTTCTAAGAGACAAACTTTATAATTATTTCCCTACCCTCAGAGAGGGTGACGTTAAGACAGCTGTAATGGGAGAGTCTGGTGAAGATATCATTCTTTCCCCTGCAGCAAGGGATTTAATACCGTTTAGCTTTGAATGTAAAAATCAAGAAAGGTTAAACATATGGGAATCTTTGTCTCAAGCCGAAGATAATTGCAAAGAATATATACCTGCAGTAGTATTTAAAAGAAACAGAACCAAGACATATATAACTCTTGAATTAGAAGAGTTTTTAAAAATAATAGGAGAAACAAATGAACGATAAAGACTGGGAAGAAATTCAAAAAGATAGAGAATTAATACAAGAAGCTAGGTCTGCATTATGTGTAGATTTAATATCTAAGACAATAAAAAAAGGATGGGAAAATTTAGAAAATTCAGAGAAACTTAGTTTATTTTATACTATATCTGAATTACAATCATTAAAATATAAGTTTGTAAGCTAATATGGAACTAATAATTATTTTATTTGTTGGAGCTATTTTAGTTAGTTATTTTTCTTTAATGTTTTAATCATCAGATAACAAGTCTTCAATTTTAGTAGCAGCACCTGTTATTAAATCTCCAATAACCGTACCACCTCCAATAAATGGTCTAGCAAAGTTTACTATATTCTGCTTTGCTTTTTTTTCTTCGTCTCTAAGACTGTTTAAAATTGCCCACATAGATTCTTGTCCCCAACTAGCTGTATACCCTAAATTAGGTAGCTTTCTTAAAAAATATTGCATCCATCTGTCCCAATCTTCGTTATCTTCATCATCAGGATGTAATACCATCTGAGCCATTATTAATGTAGGTAAAATAAATAAAGAAAGTAAATCTGATGTAAACCCTCTTAGTTCTTTTCCTCCAAATGCAAACATAAAGCTTCTAATACCCCAGCCTATTGGACCTGATGCAATTGTAGCTATATCCATAACAGCAGTTATTGTGCCTTGTATTCTAATAAAGTCTACAAATGATGCAGCTGCAGCGTTTTTTTGTCTTAATTTTTCAGTATTCAATGGAGATGTAGCTACTGCTTTTAACATTTTTAAACTAGGTTTATTTAACATTGTTCTATAGCCTTTTTTTCTGTTTCTATAAGAATAATGAGCGTTTATAAACTTTCTAACATCACTACCAAATTTTTGAGAGCTCCAGTTTTTAAATGTTCCCCATAACTTACCTATTTCTCCATAAAAAGCTTGCCCTGCTCCTTGAGTAGATAATGCAAAGTTTGTTTTTATATTTCTTTCTCTACCAAATTGAATTATAGTATTTAAATCTTGCACTTCTAATAACCTTTCTTTATCATTCAATGGTCTTTTAGTAACCTTTCTTTTGCCTTCAACATAAGTAACAACTGTTTTTTCTCTGTTTAAATCTAAATCAAACCAATCTATTTCAGCATGTAGCATTCCTATATCTTGAGCCATTTGAGCTCCTATAATAAAAGAAACAGTACGTATATGCTTTTCAGTTTCATCCATAGTAAATTCAGATGTTACTAGAAAATTATTCCATACTTCTAAGCCTTTACCTCCCCATTGTAATGGTTTTTGATATAAAGTTTTTGCCCATTGTTTTCTAGCACTTTTATCTTTAAGTATAGGTGCTATAACGTATTCATGTCTAATTGCATGCTGCACTAATCTATTTACTCTTGTAGTAATTCTTCTTTGTTTATTATTATACTTAGCTGCTTCAGTTAAATCTTTATCTAAAATAACAAATTCTTCTGCTGTAGTAAAAGCTGTAGATTGCTCTAAATAGCCTCTTATATTATCTTCAAATTCTTGTCTAGCTTTAGAAGCTTTTATTCCTTGTTTAATTTTATAATGATAATCAACCATTTCCTTTATAATAGCTGCTGAAACTTGTTCTTCTAATTGTACACCAGAAATTCCACTAACCATAGCTTGACTAAAAAAGTCACTAAAGTCTAATATACCTGATAGCTCAATAATCTTTTCAATTTTATTTTTTGTATTTTTATTCTTCATTAAATCAACAGCTTTAGAATATTTATTAAAACCACTATCTTGTATATTTCTAAATACATCTATTTTATTTTGAATAGTTGTACCTAAACCTCCTAAATGTAAACCAGTAATAGCTCCTTTAATATTATTTAAAGTATTCTGTGTTTGTTCTGGAGTTTTATTTCTAAATGGTCTTATAGAATTTAACGTATCATTTAATCTTTCTGTTGTCCCAATTAAATGTTTTAAAGGTCCTCTACTAAATGCACCTTCTACTGTAGGGTCATTAAATATTACTTTGTATAAATTAATAGATGCATTTGAAACAGCTTTATGCATTTCAGAACTATTCTTTTTTCTAGATAAAACTATAGAGTTTACTAATTGTGCAGCTAAAATATTTTTTTGTATAGAAGTCATTGAAGATTTTACGTAATCATAAAAAACACTTTCATCTACTCTCATTTGTCTTACATCAAAAGCATTAGAAACACTTTTAAAATACTTATTATCTGACACATAGCCTGTTAATAATTGACTATTATTTGCATTATCAACCTTTAATCCAAAAACTCTTTTTCTTACTATTTTTAAATGTTCTAATTTAGATAACTGGTCTTTTAATACTTTACTAGCAACTTTTATTTTATCATCACTAACTTCTTCTCCATTTGAAAGTTTTCCTTCTTCAACAATTGCTGCTAACTCAGCTACTTTAGCTTCTGCTTTTACTATAGCTGTGCTAAGTATATCAGGAAATCTACTTTGATTATATAAAATAGGCCAATATCTTTGTTTAAATAAAATATCTTCACTTAATGCGTCCATAGTAAAACCTTTACCACCATTTGCTATTACAAAATCATCATTAATGCTATATGAAAATATATCCTTTAATTGATTATATAATTCTAAATCTTTACTAGAAAAATCTCCTAATAAATCAATTTCTCCTCCTGTTAAAGTTTCTATTTTAGTTTTCCCTTTAAAAAATATCATTCTTAATCTTTCTACATCAATCCTTCCTTCAAAAGCATCTACTAATGCATCAAGTAATCCTTCAGTACTAATTGACATTTCATCTTTCATATATTTAAAAAGTTTATCTGTAATTTTCTTTGCTTCTTTAGCTAATCCTAAAAATTCGTTTAATTGACTTTCGCTTAACTTAATATCAAAAAAACCTTTCTTTTTATTAGGAGGTGTGTAATCTTTTAATTTAACAGGATTATACCATTTATATTCACCAGTTGGATTACTTTCTTCATCATATTCTTTAAGATAATCTTTATATATCATAAACTCATTATCTTTATTTAAGTAAATAAATCCATTCATATACCTGCTAAATAAACCCATCATTTTATCTTTTCCGTTAGCTATATCTACATTATTTCCTATTTTTAAAATTTCATACACAACTTTATTCATACCTGTAGATTCATCATTTACAAATTCTGAAGTAAACTGACTAATTCTTTTAGCTACATCTTCAACATATTTTTCTGTCATTCTAGCCATTTGAGAAAAGCCACCTGAAGGCTCTCTAAGTGCTCTTCTTCTTGGAGTCATTTTTCTTGCAAAATATCCATCAAAATAAACTACAGTATCCTTACCCCAAATATTTTTTTTATTTTCCCAATACTTAGGTTGTAATGCAAAGTTATATATTGTATTAAGATTTTCAATAGATAATGCATTAATATTCATAGCCTTTTTACCTTTATAAGTAATGCCAATTTTTACTCCAGATTCACCAGCTATTTCTCTAATAAACTGATAAACCTCTCCTGAAAATGCTGGATAAGCTTCAATTATTCCAGATATTTTAGCTGCTAATAATTCTCTTTCAGAGTCTTTTCCATATTGTTTAATAAATTTCTCATCAATAAAATCCATATTAACAACATCACCAATTTTATATTCTCCTTGTAAAAGAGCTACTATTTTTCTAGTAGTATCATTTACCTGCTCAGTCTGTAATAAATTTTCTACTTCATCTTTTGCTAAATCAGCCTTCATTACATCATTTAATATTTCTTTATTTATACTACAATTACTCATATTTATACACCTCTACAAGCATCTCTTATTATAATCTCTATTGCTTGTCCACCTTTCATTTCTCTAACTTTGTCTACTTTAATTCTACTTTCATTATTCACGATATCATTGTATTCTTTAAAATAAGCCTTAATAATAGAAGCGTCAAGTAAGTTTAAATTCTTAGGATTAACACTTACTGGAGGTATAGATATTGGATATCTATTTTTACCAGTTACTGAATTATTCTGAAGACTCATTAAACCTCTCAAAAAATATAATGTTGCTGCAGATTTAGCTGTCTCACTTAAAGCTCTAAATTTAAGGTCATGTTTTTCAATCCAATTAATAAGTTCAGTATTAAAATTCATAATATCAGAACCTTTAACAATAATATTTTTTAATAAAGATAAATATTCTTTACTCATATTCTCTGCATATATTCTACCTTCTCTATCTTGAGATTTAGCCCATGTGTCATTAGTTCCTTTAAAGTTCCCAAGTTTTTTATCTTTTTCAACTTTAGATTCAAATATTTCAAGCCCTAATCTATTAATATATTCTACACTTTCAATGTGAGCATTTTTATGCACATCATTTGATATATAATAAGGTGAGCCTTCATATCCAAAATAATTCCAATTTTTTTCTAATTTGTTCCAAATTTTATAAGGTAATATAGCTAAACTTTCTAAAGCAGTTAAAGAACTATTTTTAATATCTACTTCGTATTGATTATCTAGTATAAGAGCTTCTCTATATATATTTCCAGCTTCTAAATTTGTATTATCATCTAATCCCATAATAATTTGTAATTCTTTACTATTTTTTATCATATCTCTTAAACCATATTTTTTAAATGAATCTAAGCCTTTTCTTACATTGTTTACTCTTGTAAAAAGATTTAAATGAGCTACTATTGCATCTAAATGCATATTTTTAGCTGTTTCATTTTGAATATTTATATCTAATAAACTTTTTAATAATCCATTCTTACTGTAATTCCATTCTTCCAAAAGACTAAATTCGTTATTGTCAGCAGCAGCTTGTAACCATATTCTTAAATATTCATCAACAGTTCCTGACCAGCCACCTTTTTTACCTAAGTAAGTTGCTTCAGGAAACTTAATTATTTCATCAGGTTGTCTGACTCTTATTTTTATATTAGTATTTTTAATATTAAATCCGTTATAAACTTGACTTATAATACCGTATATTAATGCCACATTAGAAACTTCAGATATAGCATTCTGTCCAGCCATTAAATTATTCATAGTTTCAAATCTAGATTTTTGAGTTAGTGGATTCTTAACAATACCTGAAGCAAATTTATTTAAATCAACTCCTTTTACTTTTAAACTATCTAAATAAGGTTTGTAAACAGCTTCTGTTTCAGGACTTAGTAATTCTATATGAACTTCATCTCCATCATAATCTCCTTCAAGCTTAACAAATACATCTCTCCAATTTAATTCTGCTAAGTGACTTCTTTCATGTAAGTTTTTTACTCTAGCCATAAAAGCTCCACCTTTATGAACTACTGGACTTCTTGTTATCATAACATTGATTTCGTGTTTTTCAAGCAATTCATTTAATCTTGATACTGATAATTTTTTACCACCTGCAGAATTTTGTCTTGGAATACCTTCTAAATCATGCAGTCTGTCTATAACCATTTGTGAATTTTGTACAGCTAAAGATACTTCTGATGTATTGCTATCAGGACTTAGTGAAGATTTCAAACTACCAGTAAAATCAGGAGATAAATCATATATAGAACCAGGAGAGTCTCCCATATTAATAATAGTATCAACTATTTGAGTTTGAACTAATTTATCTACTTTTATTTGTAAGGATGGATGCAGACCTGCACCAAGTTTTGCAAGTTCAAGTGCAATGTCATCAAATCCTTCTATATTTTTACCTTTTAATTTATCAAAGAATTGAGCAATACTATTCTGTGCTGCAACTCCACTTTTTGTATTTGGAACAAACCTTCCTTTATCATCCATTTTACTACTAAAAGATAAATAAAAAGCTCTAGATAATTTCTTTTCTACTTCAGGAACCATTACATTTACAAAATGATTAATTACATTTTCATCATAAACATAGTTATACCATTGCATTATATGTTTAATTGTTTTTTTATGAGATTCTGCAAACTTAATAACACCTAAAGATTCTCCTGGAATTGTTATTCCTGTATTACTTGGAAGACCAAAGCTGTCATCAATAAATCCAGAACTAAATGCTTTATTAGTTTCCATTTTTATTTCATCTTCAGTAGAAAGCATATCAACATATATTCTAATTTCATTTCCTTCATTGTCAGTATCAATAGCTTGTATATTTCTATTGTCGTCAACTATCCATAAGACTTTTTTTGTTTTTTTATCTATTACTTTAAACCCTTTTTTAGGTAAAATGTGGTTATGTTTTACAGCTAACATTGAACCTAATTTATTATTAGCATATATAACAGTTTTTAATTTTGCTTGATTAGGTGCTAAACCAAAACTATCTTCAACTTTTTTAAATAAATCTTTAGAAGTTAAACTGCCACCATCTCCTATATATTTATTAGTTATTCCACTACCACTTCTTACAGGATTAAACTTTTTACCATCTATATATTGAAATTCAACATCTTTAGGGTCAAATTTAGCAATTGTAAAATCAGACATTTCTTTACTTCCAGTGATAGGGGTAAATGGTATTTTAATTCTTTTAAATAAATTAGATGCACCTTTTGGATTTGCTAAGTAGTTAGGAAATATTTTATTCATTTCATAATAAACAGCTATATCTTTTGCTATATTTGCAATTGGTTGATTTAAATGTTCTTTTATAAATTGTTTTTTAATTTTAATATCTTCAGCATTAGAGTCATCTTTTGGTAATTCATTATTCCAAAAATTATTTAACTTTTCTTTATTTGAAGCAATATCTAAAATAGAATCACCATATTCTTTTTGAAATTCTAAATTATCTGTATAATTAAAAAGACCTAATTTCTTAGAATCTCCTCTAATAAAAGCTATTGTTAAACCTAATTTATTTACTTCTTTTTCTAACATCTCTAATTCTTTTGTATTAAAAAATGTATATGATTTACCCCAATCTTTAAATTTAACTTGATTTCCAGTTTGAGGATTTGTTGTATATATTTGGTTTCCATTTTCATCAAATTGATTAACTAATCCAAGTACATCTCCTCCACTAATAAAGGATATATTTTTATTACCCATAATAGATTCATATAATGTTTGTTTTTCATATTGATTATTTTGATTTCCTGTTACTACATTTATAGGCCCTTTAAGCTCAACTTCTATTTTTGTAGTTTCAAAACTATTAGTTTCTTGATTAAATTGTTGATGCTTTTTAATAACATAATTATCTCTTTGATTTAATGCAGCTACTGGTTTACCGTTAATTAATTCTATATTTCCATTAGTTTTTAAAGAATACATAACTCTGTTATAATATTTATGCAATGCATTATCTTGTCTTTTTGTTAAAAACTTAGCACTACGTTTAAAATAGTTAGGCATAACAAAATTTTTCCAAGAATTATAATCTGCATAATCTCCTATTTTAACACTTGCTGTAATCTTTTTTATATCAGATTTTTTTAATGTAATATTTAATTCACGTATAGTTTGTAAATCAGCTTTACTAACATCTCTTTCATTTGTACCTGCTTGTTCTGATATATTAGCTAAACCTTCGTCTAATTCATCTACAATATCAATAACAACTTCGTTCATATCATCAGTATTAATCCAATGGTATTTAGATTTATTATCTAATTTTCTAACATATTTTTTATCATTTCTCTTATCAGCAAACTTTTTATTAAACCATTTTTCAAAGCTATCTTGTACAGGGTCTAATCCAGATAAAGCATCTAACATCATATCTCTATATTCAAATATATCAGCCATTTCAGTAACTTTACTTATAAAATTTATATAATTAGTTTTTCTTAAATTATTAACTTCTTTCCATGCAGTTTCAAACATATCTTCTGCTATCTTAGTATCATATAATCCTAGTATAGGTTTATTAAGATTCTCGATATCAATCTTTCTTTTAATTTTTGTTTTAATCTGCGTTTGATTTTGAGGTTTAGTTTTATTATTTATATTATTTTTTAATACTTTCTTGTATCTATAAGGCAATAACTTATCAGGGTTTTTAACATCAACTGTCCAAAGAGGATATTGAGCCCAATCAGGAAAAGCTAGTCTTAAATTTAAATTATATTTTTTACTTGTTTTTTCTAACTCTTTAGTAAATATACCTTTACTTATTGGAATTATCTTTAAATCAAAACCTGCTTTTTTCATTTGTTCTTCTAACATTTTATAGTCATCACTTCTTTCTAAAGTAAAATCTACTTTTTGAGAATATTTATCTCCTTTTATTTTATATTTAGTTATATATTCAAATTCTCCTTCTTTAATATATGCAGGTGTATCTTTATCAAACTTTATTTTATTTTTAGAAAGAGCTTTAAATATATCAGAGTATTTAGAATCGTTTATCATAAAATCAAAAAAATCTTTATAAATACGATAACTTTCTTTTAAACTTAAATCACCTATTTTTTTTCCATATGGAGCTAACTTTTGGAAAAGATTATCATAAGCAACTACTAGCATATTGTTTGCTGTAAAAGAACCAAGTTTTTCTGTTACCTCTGCAATAAAATCATCAGCAGGAATATTGCTTATAAATCTATCAATATTATCCCATTGAGCTTCTTCTTGAGTATTATATACACTTTTAGCCATAGCATTGCCTTCTATTAAAGTAATTACTTCTCCAGTATTTAAATAAATAGGTTTATTTGGATTTGTTAAATAAGCATGTCTAATAGAATGTAATATATTAATATTAAACCAATTTTTAGATAATGACACAACTTCTTGCATTCTTTTAATTTCTAAACTAGAGTCAATTTCATCTTTAAAGCTTACTTGAAAATCTTCACCTTCTGGAGATAAAGATTCTACAGCTTGTTTTTGAACAACGTCATAAGCTGTTAACAAAGATATGCCCATTTTTAATTGCTTATGTATATAATTTTTAGTAATATTTTTTAATAATAAATCAAATGTTTTATCTGTTGTTCCTTCTTCTTCTAAAATATTTTTAACCCATTCCATTTTTTGAAGAGTAGTTTTATGAGTTTCATAATCTCTCTTATAATTACGATATTTATTTCTTATAAGGTTCCACTTTTTTAACTCTGCCCATTGTAATTTTCCAGTTTTAGATAATTTAAATTTTCTATTTCCATTACGAGAAATAAGGTCTGACATTTTAAACACACCTTCATCCATCATTATCATGTCTTCTATATACACAAAAGCTCTTCCTATAGAAGTATTAGAATTATATGTTCCAAATTTATTTGTATCATAATCACTTTGCTCGTTATGCAATTTTAATAAATATTTATAAAAACTATTTTCTGGGTTTCTAATATTTCTACCCTTATCCATTAAAGTACCTTTTGGAAATTGTAAATATCCATCATAACCATAATCGTCATCTTGCCACCATTCCCAAAATTCATATAAATCTTTTCTATCTTGTTTTGTATAAGGGCTATCTTCTCCGTAACTAAATAAAACATTTGAAATTTGCTTTGCTATTCTTAAATCAGGAAATTCATCATATTTTTTATTTTTAAGACTATTTAATTGAATACTAAATTCACTATTCTCATTTAATATATCTGCTGGTGTTATATTATAACTAGTTTCTACAAAAAAGTATTTATCATCTAAAAAATCATTTGATATAATTTCAAACATTTCATCTAATATTTGATTAGTAGTAGGAACATACCCTTCTAAATTATTAGGATTTAATCTTTTTTGAGCTCCAAAATAAATATCATTTAAAATTTTGTCTGCTATTTTAGTATTAATTATATTTATTGATAAATTCCAATTTATTTTTATATCATTTATACTTCTCTTATTTGCTAAATTAACAACAGAAATACGACCTTTTTGTTCTGGAGAATTAATATCTATATCTTTACCTAATACGAGTAAAAGACTCTTTAATCCATTCATTTCTATTTCTTTGTTTAATCTATCATAAACTGAAAACGCAGGTCTATTTGCATATTTTCCTACTGAAATACTTGATATTGCTTTATTTAAAATAATAGGAACATTTCCATAACTAGTTTGAGTATAGCCACCTTTTTCAATTAATTTTTCTACAGATGGCATTGATTTAATATCATCTTTAGTTAAAACTAAGTCTTTCAACTTGTTAGCATTTTTCATAATGTTAATAAATTCCATTAAAACATCTGATTGAAATTCAAATAATAGTTTTCCTCCATCACGAGTAGGAGAAACTCCATACCATCCAACTCCTGTACCACCATCTAATTCAGGAAAACCATGCATTATTGCACCTGTCCAAGAATTGTTCATATGAGCTACCATTCTATAAATGCTATTATTGTCTCCGTAAGCAAGAAAGTCTTTTGATACACCAGTTGCAAGTGAAATTCCATCCTGTAAATATTCTGAAAATGCAGTAGTCCCTATGTAGTTTAATCCACTTTGTGCATTTGAATAATTTAAATATAATTCTGCTAATACAGAACGTTTCATAGACTTTGTTTTAGGGTTTTCTTTTTTAAATTGATTTACAAAACTTTTTATGTTTTCCTGCTCATTTTTTCTTATTCCAGGCATTTTAAGCATATCATCTATATTGTATAAAGCATCTGGATTACTTAATAATATATCTACAGGTTTATAAATAAATTCTACTTTTTGATTTAATGCTACCATTGCAGTTGCAGCATCAAACAATTTATCTTGAAACTTTTTAGTATCAACATTAATTACTGAATATGCACCTATAAGATTTCTTATTTTATTCTGTATTTCACTTTTAGCTTTAATTACAGCATCTTGATTTTGTAAATGCCATTTTCCTCCAAATTTTCTTCTAGTTATTTTATAAGTTTTTTCAATAGATTGAGTCCATTTTTCAGTAAGAGATATAATATCTATTTCTTTTTTTCTAGAAATAATACTAGTAAGCATATTTTCAATATTTTTTTCTTCTGAATACATAATAGAGTTAGTAACATTTTCAATTATTTCTTCAGGTGAATTATTTACTGGAAGATTGTCATTGCTTATTTCATTTATAGTTTCAAAAATATTTTCATCTAAATTGATTTCATACCTATTTTCAAAATTTGTTATTATATTAACAAGGTCTCTTAAACTAGTATTCGGACTTAACATTTCAGCTTCAGAACCAAATATATTTACTTTTGTTTTTAATCCAAGTTTTTCAAAAAGCCAATTAAAGAAATTTTGAACAGCTTGAACTAATTTATTTTTAGAATTATATCTATAAATATTTCCTTTACCAGCTTCTTCTATAGCACGAACAACTATTTCTTCTTGAATATCTACCTCTGTTTCATCTGCATATTCTAATCTTATTCTATCAATATCTAATCTTTCTGAATTAATAACTTCATCATATATCTTTTTAAATAATTTAGGGTCAGACATTCTAAGCATAGAAACAATAGGATGAGATAGTTCATGCAATACTGTTCCTATATCTACTTTAGCTTTATTAACAACTATAGTTTTGCCTTGTATATATCCAGAGTCTTCTTCAGGATTATCAATAAACTCTAATTTGAATTTGCCTTTTTTTAATTTAACATTTGATATAAGTTTATTAAATATATCTTTAGTATTTTGTTCAAATTTATCTTTTCTGTCTTGTTCTATTTCTTGTTTAGTAGGAGCAATATCTACTTTCTTTTTCTTTTTATCTAAACCTTCATCTATTTTTTTTTGTCTTGCATCTTCTGCAATCTTAGCTGCTTCTTCTCCATAATTATCTTTTATTAATTCAACTAATTTTGACCCTGTATGACTTAATGCTTTAGCTGGGGTTAAACTTTCAAATTTTTCTATTATTTGTGTTGAACTTATATCATTTCGAGTTTTATCTTTTATAGGTTTGAATACTTTTTCTTCAACTTCAGGAAGTTCTTCTTTTTTAGTTCTATCTAATTTTTCTTTTTCATATAAGTCTAAAGTTTTTTCTGCTATTGTTTTATTAAAACCTGTCGATACATTTATAGCAATCTTTTGTTTTTCTATAGCAGAGTCTAATTCTTTATCTGACATTTCTTGAGCTGTTTTACCTCTTCCTGCAGGAGCTCCTTGAGGTCTTTGTGCCCCTGTATCAACTTGTTCAGTAGGAGCTTCTTGTGTAGGGCCTGTTTCAATTGGAGGACCTGTTTCAAATTCAGGGCCTGTTTCTGGTCCTGCTTCAGGTATTATACTTGTTGGAGTATCTTGAATAACGCCTGTAGGTTTAGGGCTTACAACAGGAGTAGGAGTATCTTTAGTGTCTACTTCTTTTTCAAGTCTTGTTGTAGTTGGTTTAGTATTTGTACGTTTTGCATCATTTATAAATATATCTTCAAGAGTTTTTCTTTTTTGTTTATAATCAGCATCTTCATCAAAAGCCATATCAAATCTTTTAAATATTTTCTCTTCTCTTTTACGAACAAAGTCTTTAAGATTTTCATCTTGACTTGTTAATATCATATTTACAGAATCTATTATAATACTAGAATCTTCATCAATACCAGCACTTTCAGCGTCTTCTTTTATTTTAACTATTTCTTCATTCTCATTACTTAAATCTTCTAGAACAAAAGCTCTTATACCTATCTTTAATTTATTTAATTTTTGAAAATCACTTTGAACATTTGAAGGAGTGTTTTTAACTTCTCCCTCATTTAAATTTGAAAAATCTTTATGCAATTTAATAGCATCATCATTTTCTAATCCTTCTAAGCCACCAAATTTATCAAATGTTCTTTTTACTTTAAATAAAAAGTCATTATTTTCTTTTGCAACTCTTTGAGCATTACCTTTCTTTTTAAAAGTATCTTTGCCTTTTTCAAATATATCTCCATTATTATCATATATATTTACAACCCACTCACCAGCTTCATTTTTTTCTGCTCTAGCTTCACCATCTTTAACATCTTTTAAATTATATGCTTGTATTTTATTATTAGCTTCTTGTGTAGATAAATTAAACAAGTTAGCCATATGTGCTGCATCACCTCTACTGTTATAAGATACTGGTATTTGCTCTCCTGTTTCAGGATTTAAAACATCTTCTTTATTTAATTTAGAAACTGTTCTTTCAATAGTTACATTACCGTCACTATCTTTTACTTCATCGCTTACAATGTTAATAAGGTCATATGACCTAGTATCTTTATTCCATTCAAATGCATAAAATATTCCACTTTTATCTTTAGATAATTCAATAATCTGTTTATTCTGTTTTGATAAAACTGAGCCTGTAAGTCTATTTGTTATAGCCTGAACACCAAACATAGAGCCTAAAAAGCCACCAAAAAACTCATCTCTTACTTGTTTAAGGCCTCCATGCATCTCATTAAAAGAAGGGCTGTAAAACTCTCTTTTATAATGTCCTAATCCAATTGGTCCATGAGCAGCAATAGCAGCTTGTTCATAACCTTGTGCAACTTCTTCAAGACCTTCCATAAAACTTCTACCAGCTATTGGCAAACTATTTACAGTAAGCCATCTTCTTGTTCTATTGCCTATACCAGTTCCAACCATTTTTCTTGCTCTTGCTTCTAATTTATCTTGAGCTCTTCTAAGTATATTTAAACCTGTAGCATCTCCTACATTATATATAAACTTTTCAAATCCTGGGAAAGTAGTTTTTAATAACTTACCACCAACTAAACTTAAATTTTCAGTAGCACCAGCTACTCCTATATAAGCTAATGTATTTAATTCTGTAACATCTGCAGCTTCAGGAGCACTTAATCCTATTTTAATAAATCTTCCATCTTTTTCGAAAATATTAGATTTATTCCACATATCCATATATTCTGAAGTTGATATAGGTCTACCGAATTGCTTTCCTATTATATCTTTTATCCCATCTTTATTTTGTATATATTCATTTCTTTCTTGTTCAAAAAGTCTTTGAGCTCCTTCAGCTGTTATTTCCATAGGTTTAGTTAATCTTTCCATTTCTGATATAGAATATTCACCACCATTTAATGTTCCTCCAGCAAGTGATGAAGCAGTTATATAACCTACTCCAGTTCCTCCAGGACCAAAAAAAGAACCTACAAGACCACCTAGAAATCCAAAACCTTCTGTTAATAATTGTGAAGATAAAGAATTACCTAATGAATTAGTAGCATATTTTAAAAACCCTGTTAGCCCTTCACCAAATGGTCCAGCATCTCTTTCCCATTCTCTAACAGCCATAGCTTGTGGATTTTCTAATAAATACTTTGCTTCATATTCAGTTGCTTCTTTCATTTTTGTATCACGCCATAAATCTATATTACTAGCATGTTGTTTTGTTGATGCCCATTCAAAACTAATTAAATCTTCTGATGGTCTTTCACCACTAATCATACTATATCTTTCTACAAATTCATCTCTATAAAATTGCTCTGTAAGTAAATCAAATTGTTGTTTTTCTTCTTGATTAAGTGATGTTAAATTTTCTGTATAATGGTCTGCTAAATATCTGTCTGAGTTAATATTTCCTGGAGATTTAACTAATGGAAGAGATTTATATTCATTTATTTTTTGATGAGGTGGAATAAAACCACTAGCTAATATTCCTGTAGCAGGTGTGCCTCCAGTACCAATAAATGCATCTACTGCATTATTAGCACCAATTTGGTAGTCATATAAGAATGATTTTTTAATTCTGAAAAATGCATCACTAGCAATGTCTCCAAATGTAGGTTCTCCAAGCATCCTATCAGTTAATGGATGATTTTCTGAAATAGCTTTTTGTACTAATTCATTATCATCATAATCATTATATACTTCTGGGTTTGTTTTGTAGCTTTCTAATCTTAATACTGCAGCAGCATCTTCATTAGTTAGCATTTTAGGATTGCCTTGTGAATCAGTTTGATTTAAAATTTGTTCTTGAGATTTACTTATATCATCTATATAAGTAGCTTCTTCTTGGAGTGCTAGTTCTAGCTCTTCTTGTTTTTTCTTATACTCATCTTCAGTTAAAAAATACCCTGAATAAATAGAGTTTCCTTCTTTGTATGCCATTTATATCCTTTAAAGTAACCTGATTACTTTTATTTTAATTTATCTTTTAAAAGACTTATTTTATCCTCTTTAATTCTAAACATTTTTTTACCATCTATTGTTGCAGATTCTAAATATTTATCTGGAATACCTCTTGCTTTTCCAAATTGAACTGATTGCCAAAATTCTGCATCTTGATAGCTTCTTTCTATAATTCCACTATTAAAACCTAAGCCTAAATCATAACCTAACATAGGAATATTTCCTCCACTATCTAAATTTACTTGAAAATATCTTCTTCCTTGACCTAAATCTTTAGGAAAGGTATATTTCATATTATGCAATATATCATTAACATTATCATCATAATGCTGAAATGCTTTATCTATCTTTCCATAATGCTCAAACCAAGAAGAAATAACATCTATATTTTCTTTCTTTCCTTTTCCAATATATGTTGGAAAAAATCCTTTTTTAAAATCTAATTGGTCTAAATAACCTTCTTTATACATGCCTTCACTAGATTGCTTTTCACTACTAGATGGCACAATAATATCATGCATTATTTTTAATATAGCATTTTTTTCATCTTGAGTTTGAGATTCATCAAAAGCTCCGACTAAATCTCCTAAAGTTGTATACTTTCCTTCTAATCCACTTCCTACTAAATCTAATTTTATATTCTTAGTTCTAAAATCTTTGTCTGAATATTCTTTTAATGCTCCAATAATTTTATCACCTATTAATGCTTTTTGAACCTCATAGTTATTTGGAGTAACTATTTTTTCTAATTTCTCTAAACCTTTTCCAAAATCTTTAATAATTGTTAAATCTTTATATTGTGAACTTTCATATTGACTTACTACTATTTTATCTCTAGATGCTGTTAATTGTTGTACAGTATCTACATTTTCAGGTTTCTTTTCCCAAAGCAAATTAGCGATTCTTTTAGCTTCATCATTTTCTAATTTTTTTATAGAATTTCTTTCAGATATTATTCTATTTTCTAATCTTGTTTCTTTGTCAAATAAACTTTCAGGTAATACTTTACCACCTTCATTTAAAATATCTTTTTCCCATAGCTTGCTTCTAATATCATCTACCTTATCTTCTGTAACTCCATATGGGTCAAATAACACATTGTCTGCAAATGCTTCTTTTCTAGCAGTTGAGTTTTTCCAAAAACTTCTAATTTCATTTTCTGATTGTATGTCTCCAGAATTTATAGCTTCTATTAATTGACTTTTCTTTATAGTTTGACCATCACTAACTTGAAATTCATCAGGCCAATTATTTACATCATCTACATTATATCCATCAATATTTTGTTCAGGATGATAAGGACTATATTTACTTATAAATTTTCTTAAATCTGATTTATCATATATATCTTGATATTCAGGAATATATTCAGGAGGAGTCCCTTCAGGGTAACCTTCCTTTGTTATAAAATCTTGCTGAAAAAAGTTTATATCATCATGTAGTATTGATAATCTATTTTTAATGTCATCTATATAAGCATCACCAATTAGATTTGCTTTTTCTATATTTCCAATATTTTCTTGAACAGTTTTTCCAACATCATATCTTACATTAAACCCATCTATATAGCTATTTTTTAATCCTGTAAGCACTTCATCTCCTCCTTGAGTTTTATGCTTGTCAGCTAAATCTATAAAGTCAGATTCAACTAATCCAAGATTTTTTACATCATTTCTTATATTCTGTAATTCTCTATTATTCTGATTAAATATTTGCATCAAAGATTCTTCTTGAGCATTTAAGTTTTGTTTATGATTATTGTAATCAACTAAATGCTGATTATTTATTTTTTGTATTTCTTTTCTAGATTCTATTTCAGCATTTGCAAGTTGTTTATTTTGAAACGTACTATACATATTAGAAATAGTATCTAATACTGCTAAAGCCATTCTATTATTATCTCTATCTCTGCTCATTTATAATCTCCTTATGGCATATAATCAGGGTCTACTTCTGGATTAGCACTTAATCCTGAAATCTTACCTATAGCTTGTTGAACCATTTGGTCAGCAAATTCTGCAGCTCTAACAGGCTGTTGTTGAAATTCTGTAACAGGTGCATAACCACCAAGTTGACCTTCAGTAAATGCTGTATAACCAGTAACTCCCATGCCTGTTAACTCAGTTCCTTGCAAACCTTTCCCTGAACCAAAATCAGACCATGCATTTAATAAATCTTCTCCAGCCATACCTACTTCGTCAGCACTAGTTCTAGCACTTTCAAATATATCTTGTATATTTTCCCAATAATTTTGTACAGCACCACCTGCTCCTGAGAATTGTCTTTGAGCTTCTCTAGCTTTTTCTTGTTCAGCAGCAACATCACCTTCATAAGCTTTTTCTAAATTTCTTTTTTCTTTAGCTATTTGGCCCATTTTACCCATTTGCTCTGTTTCTCCGTATTGTATTGCTCTTTCAAGAGGACCTGAATATGCTAATCCAGTAGCTGCTCTTTGAGCTTGAGCTCTTTCCATTCTTGGTAATCTTTCTCTTGCAACTCCAAGTCTTTGACCTTTTAATTCATCTAAAGCTAACTGTCTATCCATTTCTAATTTATCAAGACTTCCTCTAACATCACCTCCACCATAAACACTTTGCAATTGTGATTCAAGAGTTTTTTCAGCTCCTGTTAATTGACCAGTTAATGAAGCAAATTGACCTGCAGCTGATTTAACTACAGGAGAACTCATATCTAAATCTGATGTATCTAACCCATACTCTGACTCAGTTGAAAGAGGCATTCCTATATCACTTGCTGCTCTAAAATTTTCTGCATCTGAACCTACAGCACCCATACGAGATAATTGCTGTTCAAGACCTACATATCTAGCTGGTTCATACCAACCTTCAGCCCATGAAGGATATCCATATCCACCTGTATTGTATACACCTTCCCAATGTTCATTACCATCTTTTAAAGTTTGGTAAACGCTTTTACCTCCAAATCCTTCAGCACCTTCTTTAAGTTGCCCACCTTCATCAAATTGACTTTGAGAATACCATTTGCCGCCTTGAATACCAGCAAGTCCCATAACACCACCTTCTTCTTCAGGTCTAAAAGACGATAAACCACCACCTTTAGTAATTGCTTGCCATTGTTCTTCACTTAATCCAGAATCTTGGTCATATCCAGG